TTATTCAAAATCCCGAATCAGTTTGGTTACCACGCCAATCATCTGCAGTTCATGGGGATGAAGGCTTTTATATTTTAAATCCATGGGCTCAAGGACAATAAGGTTATTTTTTACATAATATCTTTTACAGATTAAATCCTCTTTCACTTTGGCCAGAATGGTTTTGCCGATTTGCGGCTCGGACTCCTCCTTACGTACAAATACCAGATCGCCCGGTTCAATACCCATATCGGACATGGCGTTGTCGGTAATTCTCACAGCCAAAGCTTCTCCTCCATAGACAGCTACTGGCAGGGGATAGTAAAGGGTTGTCTGGGGCGGATTTTCTAAAAGGGTTGGGGACACTCTGTTCATATCAAAAATAGGAATCTCTTTAATTTTAGACAGTTCATGATATTCCTTTTGCAGTAGCTTCAGTTGATCCAGCTTTTTAACCTTGGAATAAACCTCGTTGTTTTCTTCAAAAAAGGAAGCAATGGGGACATTGGCATAGGTAGCAATGATTTCCAGCATTTTAAAAGAGGGTTTTCTCTGTCCCGTAACATATTTGTGCAAGCTGGAAGGGCTGATTTCATAGCCCGTTTTCTTTTCAATGGCTTTGGAAAATTCAATATAACTTAAGTCCTGCCGAATATGATCAATCTTTTTACCGATGCTGTTCATGATTCAGCCTCCCCATATAAAAATAAGAGATATTTTAAGGATTAAAGGTTTAATCCTAATAGATCATTCAATATCATAAAATATTCATCTTGCCCTTTGTGTACTTAGAGTATATAGTTTCAAATACAAGATTGTCCAAACCATAAAGTATTTTACGTTAGAAATGCTGATCCCGGGTGATTTCTATTATTTTTTGCTAATTTCGTGTACTAAGTACACGGTGGGCGCAAAAATAAAAGTACCAACCTGTAATATATACTTAAAGTCTATAAAAGTCAATTGCTTTTTTAAAAAGTTAAGCAAATTGCCATATATGCCAAGGAAAATGAATGTTTAAGGAAGGTGATTATTTTGGGAAAACATCCTTTGTTTGAAAAGGTAGAGACTTTGCTGCGAGATTACAATTCCATGAAAGCCCGGGTAAAGAATCTTGAAATTGATATTCAACTGCTGCAGGTGCCCATGATCCGGGAAACGCCGGAAGAAACCCTGGAAGGAGTATATTTTGCCAGAAGCCTGGAAAGCCGAACCCAATCCCAGGGATGGGCCAGTGATAAGACCTCGCAGGTGGCCTTCAACTATCTCCAGGCCAATGAAGGTATCAACAGGGAATTTGAACAATTGAGAAGGCAGGATCGGGCCGCCGCCGAGCGGGAAAGAAATCACCTGATCCGGTTGCTGCAGAAAATGGATAATGCCTTAAGCTCGTTAAATGAAAAGGAGCAGGTGATTATCAAAGGCTTTTATATTGATAACCTGCGCTGGTTTGAAGTAGCAGAACAAGTCATGTATGAAGAGAGGCATTGCAAGCGGGTGAGAGACAGGGCCATCAATTATATGGCTAAAAGCCTGTTGGGCTTTGAAAATTATCATACGGCTTAAATGAAAAACCGCCTGCCCGGGCGGTTTTTCATTTAAGCCGGAAAGGATGTCCCTTTCTTGTCCTGTTTTTGTACCGCCAAAGAACTATAATGTTATTAGGGAAAGAATGAACCGCCGGCAATGAGGCGGTTTTTTCTTTCCCCGGCAAGAGAAAAACAGCCCTGCAAAAGGATAATGAAAGGAGGAACTCATGAGGACGTTGATGAATATTCTGCCCTTGCCTCCCCCTGACGGAACCGGCGGCACGCAAAAAGGGATTTCAGGAGAAAGGGATTTTATGAAGATCCTGCTTCTGATCGAGGTGAATTAAATGTACAATACAATGACATCCATCGGCAAACACATTGTTGAGAATGCGGCGGAATTTGGCTTAACCTCTACGGAGGATTTAAAGACCATTGGAGCAACCCACCAACCCCCTCCCGACGGGGCCCGCTGGCTGGTAATGCATGCCCTGCGGACCGTACCCAATCATACCGCCGACAGTTCCTTTGGCCATGGCTTGATCACCGGTCCGGGGGCGGAACGATTCCTGACCCAGGTAAAATTTGAGGTGAGAACCCGGTCCCCGGAACCCGGCAGTGATTTTTTGTGGGACACCGCCCGGCAGTTCAGAGACAAAGTATACGGCGCTCTAAAGAATGCACAACCAGGCGGGAAGGTTATTCCGCGGTATGACTGGAGCGATCCCGGGAACCCCTTGGCCGCCGGGGAAATATGGTTTGAAGTGAATCCTTCCGTTTCACCGGTGGAGGAGAACCTGGAAGACCCCCAGGACCCTGCCAATAAATCCATTTTTCTTACCTATCAGGTGCACTGGTGGAGACCGGCCCCAACCCTGGAGCCTGCGGAGCAGGACCCGTGGCTGGAGGCCCTGACGCTGTGGACCCGGTCCCGGTTGGGGGAAGGATGGACTATAAACTGCAGCGACGGGCTGGAAACCCTGGCTAGACCGGCTGTTCTGTGGAACCTGACAGGGCTGAGCACAAAACAAAGCACCGGGTCTTTGTTCGAAGTGAGCAAGAAATTTACCGGCAGGATTTTCGGCTGCCTGCCCCATCAGCACGCTATGGCCGCCGTATCCATCATGGAGGGTCTGAGCGGGGAGGTAAAAATGGTCCTAAATGCTGCGGAAAAGAAATATGCGGCGGTGGTTAACCCGCAAATGGAGATTCCGTCCAATGCCTTGCGGGAAGCCCGGGTTACGGTGGAGTTAACCCGCAAAACCCCCAGACCGGAAGAAGAGGTAGCCTTGATGATGAAAATAAAAACCGAAGGGAGCTGGCAATAATGGCTGGAAAAACCAAACAGGAACAGCGTTATCCCCGGCAGGAACTGGTGGATAATGCTGAAGCAATTTTTCAGGTAAAACCTGAGGTGATCCTGGGAGCACTGCATAACAACAGTGCCCGGGAATTAACCGTCGGCGAAGTAAAGCAGGCGGTTAAATTATTTTTAGAGGAGGTTGCGAACTAATGGCAGGAGGAACATGGAGCCCTACCGAGCAAAAAGTAAGACCTGGATTTTATTTGAACTTTGAGGCCGCGGCACTGGCCGCCATTAAACCGGGAGCCAGAGGCATTGTTGCTTGCCCGGTAAAAGCCGATTGGGGTCCGGTAAGAGACTTCAAGGAAATCACCAGCGAAGCGGAGCTCTTGGCCGCCTATGGCGAGGATACTGCCGCCGGGTCCACCGCTTATAAAACTTTGCGCCTGGCCCTGCTGGGAGGGGCCAAGACGGTATTAGCCTATCGTTTGGCCGACAGCAATGCGGCTAAAGCCGGCATCACCCTGCAGGACGGGTCCGCCAGCCCGGTGGATGTGCTAAAGCTGGAAACCAAGTATGAAACCACCCGTCCTTTTAAGCTTTCCGTCCGGACCAATCTGGTGGATTCCAGCAAGCAGGACATTCTGCTTTACAACGGCAGCGCCTTGCTGCGGACCTTTACCTTTACCGCCAACGCCAACGGTGTGGACAACGCTGTGGCGGCCATTAACGGCGATGCCGGGAACGAATGGGTAACAGCGGTTAAAATGGCGGACGGTAACGGGGCCCTGGCCCTTATCAACAGCCAGGATTTCACCGGCGGCAACAACGGCATTGCAGAAGTGGCCAATGCCGATTATATTGCAGCCCAGTCGGTCTTTGAGGCCCGGGTCTGGAATTTGTTCACCCTGGACGGCATTACCGGCAGCGCCCTGCAGACTTCCTTCAAATCCTGGATTGAACGTCTGCGTGAGGAAGGCAAAGGGGTTATCGGGGTCTTTGGCGGTTCCGTCACAGACGATGCGGACCCCAACCTGGGCAATCAGCGCTCCCTTAGCTTTAATCATGAGGGCGTCGTGAATGTAACGGTGGGCGCCGTACTGAACGGTGAAACCTACGCCAGTTCCGAGGTGGCTCCCTATGTGGCGGGCTTGATCGCCGGGCAAAAGCTCAGCGAGAGCATTACCTACGCTGTTTGCCCCTTTGAGGATGTTTCCCCCCGGCTCACCAACAATCAGGTTATTGCAGCCCTGCAGTCCGGCTCCCTGGTGCTGGTTCACGACGGGGAAAAGGTTAAAATCGAGCAGGGCATTAATACTCTGACCAGCTTACGTCAGGGGCAGAACAATCAATGGAAGAAAATTCGGGCCATCCGGACCATGGACGCCATCAACAATGATCTGCTGAAGGCGGCCAGCGACAACTACATTGGTAAGGTCAACAACAATGACGACGGGAAAGTGGCTTTGATCAATGCTTTCAAGCAATATATGGATACCCTGGTTCAGGGCGGCATTGTGGAAAGCGACTATTCGGTTTATTTAAATCCCGTTTACCACGGCAATCCCGCCCTGGCTGCGCCGGACGAGGTCTATCCCAAGTGGGAAGCCCGGATTACCGACGGCATGGAAAAAATCTTCGGCACCTTTATGGTGAAATAAGGAGGAGAGACAATGGCTTTAGATGCAAGCAGAGTAATCTTAGGAACCTATGGCCAGGTGTTTATTGACGGCGTATGGCAGACCAACGTCAATCATTTGGAGGCCAAGGTGGCCGTGGAAAAACGAGAATTAAACCTGTCCGGGGACGACTGGGTGCGCCATAAAAAGGGACCCAAAAAAGGAACCGGCACCATGAGCGGTTTTAAAGTTACCAGCGGCATGCTGCAGCGGGGTTTCAACAAATTCGAGCTGGTAAGCAAGCTGGCGGATCCGGAATCCTATGGACATGAAAGGGTCCGGCTGAAGAATGTAATGGTGGACGAACTCCAACTGGCCAACTGGACTTCCGGGGAAGAGGTAAAGGAAGAAATCCCCTTTACCTTTGAAGGCTATGAGCTGCTGGACCCCATCGTTGAAGATTAGGAGGTAGGGAATGGAAATCCACAACATGACCGATGAACAGGTTCTGGACAGGCTGCTGGATGCGGACAAACTGCCTCAAAAGACCGTTACCCTTCCCCGTTTGGGGATTCCGGTAACCCTGCAGGGATTAACGGGCAAGCAGGTGTCCAACATCCGGGAGCGCTGCACCGAACGCAGCGAGAAGCGCGGCAAGGTGGTTGAGCGGCTGGATGAAGAACAATTTAACGCCGCTCTGATATCCGCCGCCACCGTAAAACCCAATTGGGGAGATCCCAAATTACTGTCAAAATTTAAAGCCTCCGGTCCCGAGGAAGTGGTCAGACGAATCCTTTTGGCCGGGGAGTTAGCCGCTGTGGGCGATGTGGTTCTGGACCTAAGCGGCTTTAACGTGGACCTGGAAGAACTAAAAAACGTGTAAAATCCGGCGGCCTGGCCGGCATGCTGTACTCCATGTGGGTACAGCATGACCTCCGCCCCGGATTGTTTTGGCAATTACCCCGAGGGGAACAACTGCTTTTGCTGATTTTTACCGAGATTGAATTGGAACAAACCGAAAGAGCCCGGAGAGAGGGGACGAAAAGATGACTACCGTGGAAACGCTGGTAAAAATCCGAGGGGATACCTCCCAGCTCCAGTCGGTCTTAAAGAATACAACCAAGACTCTGGATAAATATATGAATACTTTTAAAAAACGGGTAGAGACTCTCAACAAATTAAAAGTAACTCCCAAGATCGAAATGATTGATAATGCAACGGATGCCTTAAAAAAGATTGAAGCCTTAAGCAACCGGGTAAAAGACAGTTTATCTTCCATCCCGGTGACAGTCAATTTGTCATCAGCGGAACAAGAACTGGCCAAGTTGGTCGGCAATGCCGGAAAAAGAATGAACGAAGCCGGAACCGGTGTATTCCTTACCCCTGCTGCCGGTGTTTTGCCTGCGGGAGGGCAAGGAGTGACTAAAGCAGGGGCAAACGGTGCAAATTTAACCCAAGAGGCTGGGGGCAGTTCCGGCTCTGAAAGAGCCGCCCGTACCTTGGCGGTTGTGGCTGGAGCGGCACCGTTTATTTTAGCGGAAGATTCCTGGAAGAAATCCCGTACCCCTAAGGCGGATATTCCGGCTTTGCCGGATGGAAATGCCGCTTCCGGGGGAACTTCACTGTGGAAAAAAGTGCTTCCTAAATTAGGAAAGGCAGCGGCCAGCCATCTGGGACCTTTAAGTATCGCCTCAGGGCTGGTGGGTGTTGTTAATTCCGATAATAAAGGGAAAGCCGCGGCAGAGATGGTTGGAAGTATTATTGGAGGAATTGGCGGCACGGTAGTGGGTGGTCCGTTAGGCGGTTTTGCGGGTTCTCTGGGTGGCCAAATGGCTGCGGGGAAACTTTATGACTTTTTATTTCAAAAGAAAGAGCAAAGCGCTGCAACAGAGGAGAATAGCACTTCAACTACAACGCAGCTTGCGGAAAGCGGCAAAGCGGTTTCCGAGCAGCAGAAACGCATGGCATCTACCGGACAGGTGTATCTGGACAGTCAGAACAATATCGTTACTTCCAATGGTTTTGTGGTCAACAGCCAAAACAATCTTATGCAGGCCTTTACCACTCTGGCCCAAGCCTTGGATTTTGCCAGCGCCAAGCTGATCGCTTTTTCCGGTGTTCAGTATTTACCATCTATCCTGCCAAACAGTGGGACCGCCGGGAACAGTCGTGAGGAATTTCATTCAATAAAGGGTTACGAGAACCACGCCACCGGCGGTATTTTAAGCAAACCCCATCTGGGGCTGGTGGCTGAAGCCGGTCCAGAGGCCGTTATTCCCCTGTCTGCACGGATGCGCGGCCGGGCCTTGGCCCTTTGGCAGCAGGCGGGGCAATATCTGGGCGTGCGGCCCTATGCCGCCGGCGGTTTTGCCGGGGTTATGCCGGTTCCCGCCGTGGCCGGCGGGGGGGAAACTCAGATTACCGTTCCCGTAAATGTAAACCTGCAGGTCGGCAGTGAAAATATAGACTATGAAAATATTAAAAACGAGGTGGGCTGGAAAATCGCCAGAAGCATTAAAAACGCACTGGAGAACAAGGCGGTTGGCTAGCACTGCGTGGGAGGTGACGCACCATGGATATATTCCTGACCGATCCCGCCGGCGGGGAACTGCACTTTCCGGTAAACCCGGAGGAAATACAAATTAGAACTGAAAAACAGTTGGAAACAGTAAACATTATTCAACTGGGCGAGATTGATCTCCCCAGCCAGGAGAAGGTAAAGGAAATTACTTTCTCTTCTTTTTTTCCCAAAGAATACGATTCATCCTTTTGCCGCTACACGAATATTCCGGACCCCGGCCAGGCCATGGCCCAGCTTATGGCCTGGACCACCGGCGGCAGCCCCATCCGGCTGTTAATTACAGGGACGCCCATCAACGGCCAGGTCCTGGTATCGGCTTACAACGGTACCTTTAAGGGCGGCGAGCCGGGGGACATTTACTTTGATCTCACCTGCCGCACCTGGCGCGACATTAAAGTGAAAACCGCCGCAGGGCCCCTTTTGTATTCCGGGGCAGCCGCTCCAACAAGCAACCGGCCCGATGAAAAACCGGTGCCTAAAAAATATACCGTAAAGCCCGGAGACAGCTTGTGGAAGATTGCCCAAATGCAGTACGGCAATGCCGCAAAGCTAAATGACATCTATGAAATCAATCAAGGAATCATCGGTAAAGATAAAAATCTCATTCACCCGGGAATGGAGCTGATCATGCCATGATGGTAAACCCCGGTCTTAATTTTTACGAGGTGGTGCTGGCTAACCAGCATTTCCTGCGGGAGATTGTGGAAAGCATTACCTTGAAGGAGTCCCTGGACGAAATGGCCTACAGCGCTGAAGTTAAAATGGTGGTGACCGCGGATTTCCCCGGCATTCAACCGGGCCAGGAAATCAGGGTCTCCGGCGTTCCCTTTGGGGGCACCAGCCGGGTTTACCTGCTTCAGCCCGGGGTGGTATGGGAGGTGGAGAGCAGCAACAGCGGCGTTAAGCACCTTTCGGTGACGGTTTATGATCGCACCATTTACCTGGCCAAATCCTACGAGGATTATTTGTTTCCCGCCGGGCAGACCGCCAGCCAGAGACTCCGGCAGTATGCCGCCGACTGGGGCATTACCCTGGCCAACGTGCCCGAAACTGCGGTTCCTTTAGCAAAAACCGGCAGCCGGTACCGGAATAATACCATCTATAACATGATCATGTCCGACCTTAAAGAAACGGTGGAGAAGGGCGGGGAGATGTACCGGCCCCGCATGACTCCCAATGGACTGGAATTGTTTAAGCTGGGCGGCAATCAAGAGGTATGGGTGCTGGAACCGGAGCAAAATGTTAAGGATGTGACCCAGCGGCGCAGCATTGATAAGGCCGTAACTCAGGTAAAAGTCCTGGGCAACGCCCCGGAGGACCGGCGGAGCCCCGTACTGGCCATTGTGAAGGGGGAAACCGAAAAATACGGCACCCTGCAAAAAATTATTACCGAGAGTACCATTACCAATGCGGGAGAGGCCAAAGGCAAAGGGGAGAAACATCTGGCCGGCTTGGAGGAAACCTTCGACGTGACCGGCATCGACATCAATACCATCCGGGCCGGAGACAAAGTTCAGTTCAGCGGCATGGAGCTGCTGGTTACTTCGGTCAAGCACGAACTGGGCAATCCGGGCCAAATGTCCCTGCAACTGGCCTCTCCGCAGGATGTAAGGAGGCGGTACTATGGATCCCTATAAAGAACTGGCCGCCCTGCTGGATCTGCGCATTCAAGGCCATACCAAGCAATCCGGATCCGGCATGCCCGGGGAACTGGGCACCATGACGGCCACCGGGTTGAAGCTGGATACCTTTAAGCATGAAATTAAGGATTACCTAATTGCCGATTGGCTGGTTAAAATCTATCTTCCGGCCTTTTCCCTGGTGGGTACCGCTACCAGCCCGGTGAAGGATACGGGCGAGGATTTACCGGGGGCAAGCACTTCCCAGTTGACCCGGTATGACTTTTCCAAGCGGGAAATTGACGATGTGCGGCTGGAATTAAAGCCGGGACTGAAACCGGGGGACCGGGTCCTGGCCGTTCCCGTCAACAACGGCCAGGAAGCCGTAATTATGGCGAAGGTGGTGATATAAATGCCCAGTATTTTTCCAACGGTGCCAACAGAGCCTCTGCCGGTTAACGAGCTGAATCAAAAACCGGTGGCCTTTGGCCGAAGCGTGCGATTCGATTATGACCGGGGAGAGTTCATTATGACCCCCACCGGGAAAATAGCCGGGAGCACCGATACCGAAGCCTGGATGGAATGGTGTCAAAAGGCCCTGAACACCCAGCGCTACCGGTATTTAGTGTACAGCAGAAACTACGGACAGGAATATGACGAGCTCATTGGCCGCCATTTAACTCGGGAGGGAAATGAAAGTGAAATGATCCGGATGACTACCGAGTGCCTAATGGTTGACCCGAGAACCGCCAGTGTGCAGGCCTTTGCCTTTAAATGGGAAGAGGACCGGGTGTATTTTACCTGTGAAGTAGTCAGCGTACGGGGAGAAACAGGTCAAATTAACGGGGAGGTGAAAATGTGACAACATTACCGGATTATTTAAACGATCAAACCCTAGACGCCATCCGGCAGCGCATGCTGGAAAACGTACCTGCGGATATGGATAAATCCGAGGGAAGCTTTATTTGGGACGCCCTGTCGCCGGCCGCCATCGAGCTGGCCCTGGCTGCTCTCTGGGGACAGGAGGTTTTGCAAAGGGGCTTTGCGGGCACCACCTTTGGGCCCTACCTGGATTTGCGCTGCGACGAACACGGCATTACCCGGCGGCAGGCGGTAAAGGCCACCGGGCAAATCAAATTTAACGGAACGGCGGGCACCGTCGTCCCTGCCGGAACCGTGGTGGCCACGCCGGCCGATCCGGCCACCAATAACCCTTCTACGGAGTTTATCACCGTTTCCGAAGAGGTTATTGACTCAACCGGCGTCGGGTATGCCGATCTTGAAGCCGTGCAGGCCGGAAAGGACGGCAACGTAGGTGCGGGAACCATTAACATCATGATTACGCCGGTGGGTGGTATCTCGGCGGTACTGAATAACCAGGCCCTGACCGGCGGGGCCGATGAGGAGGATGACGCCACCCTGTTATCCCGGTTCTACGCCAAAGTCCGTACGCCGGGCACCAGCGGCAACAAAGCCGATTATGTCAACTGGGCACTGGAAGTGCCGGGGGTTGGCGGAGTACAGGTCCTTCCCCTGGCGGACGGGGCGGGAACGGTGAAGGTGGTACTGCTGGGTACCGATAAAAAGCCTGCCGTGGAACCAATTGTCAGCAAAGTGCAGGATTATATATCACCCTCACCGGGAGGGGGCGAAGGCAAAGCTCCTATTGGGGCAAAAGTAACCGTGGTTTCTGCAGAACCCGTCGATGTGCATGTATCCGCCACCGTCATCCTTACGGGTGCCAAAACCCTGGCGGAGGTGCAGGCTTCCTTTGAGAAGTCTTTGGATGAATACCTCGGAAGCATTGCTTTTGCGGCGGATCCCACGGCCCGTTATGTACGAATCGGATCCCTGCTGCTGGACACCGAAGGGGTTCAGGATTATACCGGCATGACGGTGAACGAGGGAACCGCCAATGTGGCAATCGATCAAGGCCAGGTGGCTGTAAAAGGGACGGTGACGCTGGCATGAACGTTTACCCCATCAACAGTGTTCGGGGGCAGGAGATGTTAACCTACCTGCCCCGTTTTTACGAAACTTCCAGGATGACAAGAAGCCTGCTGGAGGCCGAAGGCATGGAACTGGACCGCCTTCGGAAGGCCATGGATGAAGTCCTGAACCAGTTTTTTGTAAATACCGCCACCTGGGGACTGGACCGCTGGGAGCAGGAATTAAATATTATGTCCACGGCGGGCAAGCCGAACGACCAGCGCAGGTCGGTTATAAAATCCCGGATTCGCGGCATTGGGACGGTAACCATCAGCCTCATCAAGAACGTTGCCGAGTCCTACGACGGCGGCACGGTAGAGGTGACGGAACAACCTTCCCTTTACCAGTTCACGGTAAAATTTATCGACACCCGGGGCATACCGCCCAATATTGAGGATTTGAAGTCAGCCCTGGAAGAAATTAAACCGGCCCATTTAACCATTAAATATGAATTCAGATACCTGATTTGGGATGAACTGGATGCCAAAAACTTAACCTGGGACCAGTTGGACGCCAGGAATTTAACCTGGGATGAATTTGAAACCGGGGGTTGGTTAGCGGATTAACCTTACATCTTAGAGGAGTGGAGGAGGATGTATGAGTCACTTTGAGCGGGTAAAATATTATTTTGAAAAAAGGTGGGCCGGTGTGGATCAGGTCCGTAAGTATGTACAGTTCAATATGATTACCGGTGCCGAATTTGAAGAGATTACCGGCGAAGTTTATTAGCGTAAGCACCCGTTAGGGTGCTTTTAAAACAACGAGGAGGGAGCCTATGCCTACGACAACATCCAATTTGGGACTTAAAAAACCACTGGGGAATGAAACGGTTACCCGGCAAGCTTATAACGAAAATCTGGATTTGATTGACCAAAATGTTGCTACAAAAACCGATCTTGCCGTACATTTGACCGAGTTTCAGCAGTTGAAAGATTTTTTAAATTATATGCCCATTAACGGAGGGGATTTTGATGGGAATGAACCTACGGGCCTCACGGTGGATGGCGGGGAATATTAAAGAGAGGAGCAGAAAATATGGTTACAATAAAACTTAAAAGGGGCAACAACGTAAATTTATCCGGTTTAAGCCTGGAAGCAGGCGAACCGGCCTTTGTTTTAGATACAGGTAAATTATATTTAGGCAATGGTACGGATAAAGTCCTGATCAACCCGGATCCGGCTTCCATAAGTCCTGAGGAGATCGGGGCGGTACCTTTATCGGATGTAGTAACCACCGCAGCAGCAAATAAAATTCTGAAATTGAATGCCAGTTCAGAACTACCTGCCAATGCCGCCAGTGCAAGCAAACTAAAAACAGCCCGGACCCTATCCCTGTCAGGCGATGCATCCGGTTCCACCAGCTTTGACGGGAGCGCCAATAAAGAGATAGAGATTCTCTTGGCTAATAGCGGGGTCACTGCCGGTACGTACACCAAAGTAACGGTAGACGCTAAAGGAAGAGTTACAAGCGCTACAAACTTAAGTGCTGCCGATATACCCGGCCTAACCTTGGCAAAGATTACAGACGCCGGCACGGCGGCATCCAAAAATACCGGCACTGCCGGGGGGAACATTCCGGTGCTGGATGCTAACGGCAAGTTGGATGCCGCTGTTGTACCGGCCATTGCCATCTCCGATACCTTTGTGGTGGCAAGTCAAACGGCCATGCTGGGGCTTACTGCGGAAGTGGGCGATATTGCGGTTCGGACGGACCAAAACAAATCTTATATCCTAAGAACCGCCGGTGCGTCAACGCTGGCTAACTGGCAAGAACTGCTTTCACCCACAAGCCCGGTACAAAGCGTAGCCGGGAAGACCGGAGCGGTGACTCTTACGGCTGCTGACGTGGGACTGGGTAATGTGACGAATGAGAGTAAAACCACTCTGTTTGCTAGTGCGGCATTGACTGGCATCCCCACAGCTCCAACGGCAGCAGCGGCAACCAATACCACTCAGGTTGCAACAACGGCTTTCGTGAAAGCCCAAGGTTATTTAAGCTCCGGTTCAGTCGTTGATGGCGGAACATTTTAAGGGGAGGGGTCAAAAGTGGCTAACAAAATACAATTTAAGCGAGGAACAAAAGCGAATTTGCCTTCTTTAAGCGTAGGCGAGCCGGGATTCTGCACAGATACTAAAGAATTATTTATAGGAGCAAGTGAGGGAAATGTGCAAATTGTGGACCAGGCGCAGTTAACTGCGCATTTGTCCAATGGAGTGCATCAAGTGTTACCTATACCGTCGGGCACAGCCTTCCCTTCGAATCCAGAGGGAAAACCGATGCTGTTTTTCCGAACGGACGAAGGGAAACTATACTGGTTTAGTGGAGGTGGGGCATAGTGACTTGGAAAGGTATTGGAACTGAGGAAAACCAAGAAACAATAAAAACAAGAATTGGACAAAACACCGATCCCGCTGGTATTACAACGCTTTTTGCCCGTTTGAAACAGATATACGATTACTTAACGACTAATTTAAGCAGTTCCAGAGCGTCAAAAATTGATAACATGGACACTACAGTCTCAAGCCGTCAGGCTAACTGGGGAGCAACTACAACCCATAAAGATAGGATAGATGCAAATATTTCAAGTCGTGCTGCTCAAACCACGGCAGATACAATCAATACAAATGTAGGTTCTAATGCTGATGTATCCAGTGCTACTGGTAGTATTCATGGAAAATTAAAAGATATTAAAGCTAATATTAGTTCGCTAGCTTCTACTAAAGGACCTATAGGTGCAAGTGGTTCTTCTGCTGTAACATCAGATTCATACATTACCGTATTAGATATATCTGGCCCAGGTTTATTGCATAGTATTAGAGTTAGTTCCAGCATTTCAAATTCTGTAGATGGTGCAGGTATTCGGATAACTGTCGATGGCTATGTTTTAGCGCAAGGGAGTTGCGGGCCTACAGCTTGTGCAGCTAACGCATATTGTTATCCAATAGCCGGATTTTATTTGGCAAATAACGGAAGTATGTTATTTAATCTTATAAGTAATGACGGAACTGTTTCTGGTAGAAATGCTGAAATTCAATTTAAAAATTCCTTAAAGATTGAAGCATATAGAGAGACCGGTATACTTAATGTTGAATGGCTATGTTTAAAATAAAAGGAGTTGACGTTATTGGATTCAGTTTTGGTTTGTTTTATTGAAAGTGAAGAAAATAATTGCTGTGTAATTATTAGATAAATATTGAGGTGCATGAGAATATAATTTGAATTACACAAAAATTTAATAATCTCAAGAGCAAATATTATTTTATACACTTAAAATATGAATATAGTACAAGTAATTGTCAATCTAACTCCTGCTTTTCAATAATTATTGAGAGTTGTTTTCTATAAGATTAAAGGTTTAGTTTGAATGGGAATAGGGAGGTGGCTGAATGCCTAACGTTACACCTAATTTGGGGCTGAATAAACCACTGGGGAATGAATTTGTCAGCAGACAGGCATATGTTGAAAATCTGGAACTCATAGACCAAAATGCTGCTAAAAAAACCGATTTTACCACACATATGGCACAGGTTATACATCCTAGATTAGCGGGAAACGCCAATTTTAACGGTGCGGTTGGAACGGTGATAGCTCATACAAAGGGAGATGCCAATTATTATGTAGAGGTAACTCCGGTTGCAAACCCTGCCGGATATTTGGGCGAGGTTTGGGTGGAGCAGGGGGCCAATAGTTTTTCCGTGAAATGTTCGGGGACGGCAACCACATCGTTTAAATATGTTGTGTTCTGGTAGGTGATAATATGGATCATTTATATCAGGTTTCCGGGTGTTCTATGATGCCGACATTAGCTGACGGGGATGTTATTGAGATCGTAGACCGCCGCTGGCAAGATGGAGATATTGTCGTTGCCCGGGTGGGTTCTAAAACGGTCGTCAAACGAGTGGTTGGAGATAAGCTAGTTGGGGATAATAATATTAGTACAAAATTTAATATTTTTGATGTTGTAATTTTAGGTAAAATCAAAAAAATACATTGTCTACCAAGCTCCTATTTATTACAGTCTGCAGAGGCAACTTATGAAAAATTAAGAGTAATTGGATTAGATTCAAATAATGTTTGGAAAGTCTATGATGTTGACATTAATACAGGAGCTAAGACCTTAGTATCAGGCTTTACCGATTTTTCAGCTTTTAATGGTAATAGACCGACAGGTTTTGGTGAAGCTGATAAATATGTTTACTTTACAAGTACAATGTCATATATAGGTAATGGAAAACTTCGGGTTATAACAAATGACAATAATAATACATGGAAGGCTTACGACGTTGACGTTAATACAGGAGCTAAGACCTTAGTATCAGGCTTTACCGATTTCTCAGCTTTTAATAGTAATAGACCGACAGTTGGTAGTGAACGTGATTCGTATGTTTACTTTACAAGTACAATGTCATATATAGGTAATGGAAAACTTCGAGTTATAACAAATGACAATAATAATACATGGAAGGCCTACGACGTTGACGTTAATACAGGAGCTAAGACCTTAGTATCAGGCTTTACCGATTTCTCAGCTTTTAATAGTAATAGACCGACAGTTGGTAGTGAACGTGATTCGTATGTTTACTTTACAAGTACAATGTCATATATAGGTAATGGAAAACTTCGGGTTATAACAAATGACAATAATAATACATGGAAGGCCTACGACGTTGACGTTAATACAGGAGCTAAGACCTTAGTATCAGGCTTTACCGATTTTTCAGCTTTCAATAGTAATAGACCGACAGTTGGTAGTGAACGCGATAATTACGTTTATTTTACTAGTGCTATGACTCAACTAAATAGCATGCCTCAAATGATATTAACCTTCCCAACCACCAATCAATCCTTCTCTACCGTCTACGAAAGAAAAATCATTACTCTTTCCGGCACGGTCAGTGACGTAGACAATGACAACGTTACGGTCAGCGCAACCATTGGCGGAAAAACAAAAGGTACGGTTATCAGCGGCACTTCCACAGAAAAAAGCTGGTCTTTAACCTGGGATGTGGCCGCTGATAATATTTCACAGGGAAGCTACAGCAATATTGTGGTCACTGCGGATGACGGCAACGGGGGCGTCGCTACGACCACCATGGGCTATACATTGACGGTGGACCGCACTGTCCCGGTGATTAGCCTTTCCGGGGTGGCAAACGGGCAGACTTATCAGAATTCAGTGTCGCCTACTTTTTCCGCTACGGATGCGGGGGGATCGGGATTGGCCTCGGTAACGGCGACGCTGAACGGTTTGGCTTACACATCCGGGACTACCATTACTTCCGGGGGGAGCAAGACCCTTGTGGTGACGGCGGTGGACAAGGCCGGGAACCAGGCGCAGCAGACGGTGAATTTCACAGTAAACAAAGCACCCTTTATGGTGCTTTTCTCTCCTGCCGCCAATCAAACTCTGGCTGAAGGACAGGCGGTATCGGTTGCCGAGGATCGTTTTACCCTGCGTGTCACTCCCGGTGATGCAGATACGGGGGACACGCTGCAGTATAAGATGATCCAGGGCGAGGTTACTAAGGTGGACTGGACCGCTTGTACCGGCGGGACGGCCTTTGAGTATACTTTTGCGGGTTTGCTGCTGGGCAATAATGTCTGCCAGGTATTGGTAAAGGACAACAAGGGCGGTCAAGCGGTTCGGACCTTTACTTTAAGAAACAAGGCTTCCGGCTCCAGTTCGGCTGCGCTGTCCCAGAAAGGGGTGCGGGAAGTGCTGGCGGCCTTGGGGTATCCGGGGACGGATTTTGGCTGCCTGAATGATCTGAAGCCCGGCGGGTACAGCGGACCGCTGTCTTTAAGCGGTATTCTTAATCAGGTGGAATAGGAGGGGAAGCATGCGGTATTTTAAAACACAAAAGCAGGTGAGGGAAGACGGGACCGTGCAGTATGGTAATCTGCCGGTCCATTTTGTTATCGGCTATGAAGGGGAATCCGAGGTGGTTTTTCCGCTGGAGGATCAGGTGGAACTGCCGGATCATGCGGAGTTACAGGAAATCAGTCCGGAGGAGTACATGCAGTTCATTGATTTCCTGAGGGAACAGGACCGGCAGAGGCGGATTATGGAGCAGGAAGAAATGATAAAGCAGATGCAAAGAGGGCGGACGAAGAATGGTATTCGGAAGCTGCTGAATTTTTTGAACGCCGGAAAGAGCCGTTAGACTGTTGAGACAACGGGCAAGATTCATTTAACGGATAACGGGGCAGCCCATCATTAACAATTTAGAGATGCAGTACCGGTATTGATTACTAGCAAGTGAATGACATAGGGGGTGGGCTTGTGCCGCCGGAGGATATCAACGTATTGAAAAATGAACTGAGTAATGTGGTGAAATGGTTAGAGAAGATTGAGGTGGCTCTGACCAAGCAGCGGGAAGAGACCCGGGAGGAAATTAAACAGATCTATGAGCGCCTGGACCACCAGCGGGACGCCGTGAACCGTCAGGAGTGCGAGCGGTACCGGGAGAAGTGTTGCAGCAGGCAGGAGTCCCGGAATGAGAAACAGGATGATAAAATCACCACCCTGATGCTGCAATTGGCCAAATGGGGCGGTATCGGCGTGGGCATTGGGCTGGTGCTGAAATATTGGCCACAGTAA